GTTACCCCTAGCTCTTTGTAGTCAGGCCACTTGCCATCACAGACCATCTCTTTGTAGAACAGCTCTTCCGCAAGCTCGTCTTCGTAGTCACCGTTACCCACTATTCCGAGGGCGATCAAAAATATCACTAGCGCGATCAATGCCGCCTTCTTCTGCGATAAGTCCATGCCAATACTCCCTTAGCTTCTTGTTGTTTTTTAGCTTCTCGAACGCTTTACGCTCAATAACTTTAATGGTTTGACGACTAACACCTAGCGCCTCAGCAACTTCTGTGTAAGTCATGTGATGGTGTGGATTTGCTGGCTTTGCCATTAATCTTCCCAAACCTCCATTGAGCCTTCGTTCATGTCACACAAGGTCAGGTCACCTGCCTTGTCAGCCTCTTCGTATGTCTCATACTCAGGCTCAGACGTGTAAGCCTCGCCACCGTCACGACCAATGATTGTGTATCCCCACATAATCTTCTCCCTTGGTTAGTGGCTGTGTCTCCAGCCGATGTAGTTAAGTTAACAAGGGGTGTTATGTCGCACAAGGGGTTGCGACAAATGTGACGCTTTTTTTGGGGGGCAGAAGGCTAGGGTGTATACCACCCGAGTTTGGCTCGCTTAACTACCGAGTTGGGTAATGTTTTGCCATTTCAAGCGCACGCGCATTTTCTAGCTTGTTAACAGCGCATAGATCAAGGTACTCAGACTCAGTTAGACCTTTTAACCTCCCGACCAAAATACAAACTGTGTCGAGATTCTCTATGTGCTTATAGCCATTGCGAGTACAGAACATGGCACGCTTCACTTTCGTACACATAATCACCTCCATATAGGCAGGATCATTATATCACATATAGTGTTATTGCTACACGCCAGACAGGCGCTGCTCTTGTTCTTTGATGCGCTGCTTAAAGTCAGTAATTAGGTCTTCTAGGTCTATTCGGTTGTATTTCATTACCTGGCGTTTAGTCTCTGACAGCTCTCTTACCAACTCCATGCCATAAGTGTCGATCATAAACAGCGTGTACTGCTCGTGGCATCCTGACATAAAGCGGTTGCAGCCTTTGCACTGAGGATGGATGTTTTCCTCTGTTAGCAGGTGGGCTGAGTTGCGGCTGATCCAGTGACCACCGTCCATCTCTTTGTAATGGCCCATTTTTCCGCAAGTAACACACTCACAAAATCCGTTTTCATCTGCATACTTCATGCGTACCAGTTTTTGCAGCAAGGTAGCCGCTTCTTGTTTAAGCTTCGCTACTGTTTTGGGTTTCCGCTTGGCCAATGGTGAACTTCCTTTCTCTTAAGATTGCTTTCTCGAAGTTACCACACTTACAAAGCCATCCACGAAGATAGCCAGGTTTTTTCAAAGTGAATAACGGCTCCATGCGCTCGTTGCATTTAGTGCATCGCCATTGCGGTATGCGTGATATAGTCATCGATTGAATCCATGTCCTCACAAAGGGCCGAAAACCATATCTCGCCGAACTGATCGATATCCATGTCAATGGTAACCGGGTCAATGAATGGCGCTGAGTACACGTCCGTGTAGTCTGGGTTATCCCTGTTTGTTATGGCTCCGCCTATGTTTTTTATTAGTAATACGACCGATCCCCCTCTTGCCAATGGCACATTGATTAGATCGATCATAGGCTGCACCCTTTAAGTTTTATTTACAGCTCATTATACGTTTTTACTCCAAAGAATCGATGCCCACTTTGAATCGGCTGTGCTCTCCATAGTTTTTATCCAAGATAACGCAAGACATCGATCGAGCGGAGCCGTAGCCAGATGCTGAGTGGAAAGAATCGGGCGGACAGAGAACCCCAAAACTCTCCAGATGCAATCCGCCCAGCTCTGTTACTGTGCGGTGGTGGATATGACCGTGGTACAAATATCGATGCTTAGTACGTCCCCATTCCTCTGCATAGTCGCGAGTTACAGCCTCGTAAAGTGCCTGGGTCTTTACCCTGTCCCCGTGGTGCATAACAACAAGAGTCTTTCCCCACTCGAAATGTATCCATTTGCTGAAGTTGTCAAAGACCTTTACACGCGGTTCATTGTGGAAGTACAAGCGCATCATCTCATTCAGCCAGAGACTTGCATCAGGATCATGGTTTCCACGGACGTTGATAAGCCATACCTCTGGGTGCGTTTCCAACATACGAGTGATTAAAACTTTAAATAGATTACCGACAACGCGAATGACCCGGCCCAATCTTCCGTCGACGTCAACGGGGGTGCCTTTTCCCGTCTTATTATCTGCGGTGTTTGCATGCAAAAAATCTCCGAGATTGATTAGCGCGCCAACTTGCGATTCATTAGATGCTGACACTAGCTTATCAACGGCCTTGATCAATACGTCTTGAGCAATGTTTGTATCCCAGTCATCGCCACCCGTCTCAGGGGACCAGCAGAGCGCGTTAAGATGGTGATCTCCAATTAAGTAGGCTGATAGCCTATCTTCGTTCTTTGTTGCTTCTGGAGCCTTTACGGGCTTGTGAAGGCCATCTATATCTTCAAGGAATCCAGCCTTGAATGCCTCAAGCGCGGCCTCAAGCATTGCCTCTCTGTCAGCGACAGACTTGACCCACTGGCCTGTAGGTTTCCCGTCGGAATCATAGTATGTTGAGACACCACGGATCTTGAAGACATCTGGGACCGTATGAACCATGTCGTGCTCTGGGGAATGACCTTGGATAGCGGCTTTGCGCTTTATATTTTTTATAGTGTCACGCGCGACCCACTTACTGACTCCAAGCTTGTCGCCGATTTTTTGATAGCCTAGCCCATCCTCATGCAGAGTAATTACTTCGTGTTGACGTTTAGTTGTACAGTAATCAAGTAGGCTCATGATTCCCCCCAGAATCTATTACCCCCGACCAAATCTCACATCGATATCGTGAGTTTCAGCTAGGTGTTTGGCAATGACTCGAAACACGTCGTCTACATCGCGCATCTTTAGTTGCGTTACAGACTTCTTATCGAACAAAGCCTTTTGTACAGGACGCCACATAATCTCCTTTACGAGCTTTCCTGTCGGTTCTATAGGCAAGGTTACAATGTGTTGCATATCATTCCCAGAAGCCGCTAGAGCGCGTGCTATGTCATCGCAATAAGCGTGTATAGCTTTCATCTGCTGTGAAGTTAGTTTTGGCTCTAGGATTTCGTACACCTTGCCAGAATTTTGATGTTTCATGATGTACTCGCAAAACTGCTGCGCCTGGTACTTGTTGTTAACAATCCATCGCTCGCTCATTTAGGCACTCCCTCTAACAAAGGTAAAAGCGAACAAAGGGATCAAAGCGGACAAACCGCATAGGTACGGGGTTTGCACGGTTTGCACGGTTTGTACGGTTTGTTGTTTGTATAGGGGAGTGCTCAAGCTGTCACCCTCTCGCCATCAAACGTGACGTACTGACCGTACTTTTCCAAGCAATGCGACCTGTAACTTTCTGACTTCATAAAATCGTGAGTGCAATCGTCTACGGTGCTCCAAGACTTCATACCGATTTTACCATTATTTGTAGTCATTTTCTCTGCAAATGGCGACACGCCTCGTTCTTGCTGCGACGCCCTAGATATCCAGCCTGCCGCAAATCGCTTTCCATCCTTCTTTCTCTTCTTCGGATTAGCGTCACACCAAGCAGCCATTGCGCTTAATTCAGCAAACACGTCTACCTTTGGAAACGCATTCTGCCAATAAATGATCTGGGCATCATCAGGCTCGTAGTAAGTGCCATCAATCAAAATTATCATATTCTACCCTCACAAACTCTAAAGTAGTTTCGTATGGCCTACCCATATCCTGCATGGCCTCGCTATAGAGAGAAGTTAACTCATAAATCCAGTCCTTTAAGACATCGGCTCTCCATAAAGGGTAAATTTCATCCCACTCATGCTTTAGCTTTATGTCGCCTTCTCCGGTTCCCCAGTTTGAGCGTAATCTCACATTTTCATCTAATTTCATAATCCACACTTCCCTTTTAATGCCGGAGCAAGCTCCAGCAAATTAGTTAATTAGTAATGACGAGCTTTGATTACCGTATCGAATCTTGACATCTATTCCCTTTACCAGCTCTCGGCACAGGGAGGCGCATTATAGAGAGGGTCAACTCTGTCTCCGAGGTTCTTATGTTCCTCGGCCTAACGCCCGGTAATCTCTGACTAAAAAAGGAGGCATGAGTAGTCTTGGGGTGTCTAGGGGTGTCCAAGGACGTCCCGTCGTGTATACTACCCATGTCTTTTTTCTTGGTCGAGATAAGACTATCACTTAAATCCACCACGGTTCAAGTGACTCCCTTTGGCCCCTCAATCGAGGGGCTTTTTACTTTTAGATAGACCACTCTGCAATCGTTACTGCGTCACCGTACCTGTTCATTACGGTTTTCAGCTCAGATCGAATCTTGTGGCCGTCTGCACGCAACTCACAGATACGAGCCGGGGTCTCTATAATCCCAAGCTCATCCCATGCATTCAATCGCGTTAGCTTCTTGCCACTATTAAGGTACGACAACAATCTCTTCTTCTGGCTCATAGTTTTTCCTCCCAAGATAAAAACTCTTCTAAGTCCATGCCAAAATATTCGGCTATTTCGACTATACGACCCAGCCTCATGTCCTCAGACTTTTTCCATCGGTGAATGGTCATTGGTGTGACGCCCATCTTTTCAGCCATTACTTGACCTGCTGGATCGCCACACGATTTAAGCAAATCAGTGAGCTGATCGCCTACCTTAAAATGGGATGTCATCTTCTGGAAATCCTTGTGGTTGCGGCTCGGGTTGAGGTGCTAAGGCTTGTTTTGCTTGTTGAACTCCTTTCGCGGCTGCCTCGGCCCTACTCCATCCGCTAATCTTCATGTACTTATCACCGCTCTTGCCGGTGTTAATCCATACATTAAGACCATCCTCAGTGCCATCTGCGTGTTTATAACTGCCCTTATAATCGGGATCAGTCTCAGCGGCCTTCTCTTTGTTTTTAAACAGTGCGCCCTCGCGCGGTTTATTTTCATACGGCATTGCCTTACTCCTTATTTGCTTTTGCGTTAATCATTACTTGCTTGTACTGCGACTTTACTTCGCTTGAAAGACGATCTTTTACGCACGCCCTTTCATAGTCCTCTAGCTCACCTTGCAACTGCTCGATAAACACCACGTCGCCATTGTGAACGGCCTCCGTTAGCTTCTCAGCGTAGTCGTCAAAGTTAGCGTGCATCTGCGTTACTAAATCACGAGTAAGCTGATGCGTTGCCGTCTTCTTGCCTTTCGGAGATCCCTCCTTAACGGCATTCATCTCTTCTTCACTAAGCTGGCTATACCACACCGCGCAGTTGTGTTTGTTCTCTTCATGCTGGCGTAAGAACTCCTCATACATAGCTGTATGATCAATCTCTTCAGCCGGTGGAAGATCCTCACCGCGATAAACGTACAAACCCAATCCGTGCATACTGATAGCCTTTGCAAAACAGCGTTGCATTGATGTGTTTAGTTGAAACACGTTTGGAATTTGAATCGGCTTATTCTTATGGTCCAAGACCGGCAAATGAGCCTTATGAGACACGCCGCCGACAGTGACAGTGCAGAACACCATAACCTCACCGTTTGGCGTTGTGATCCAATCATGGTGCTCGTACGTCGCGTCAGGGCAATGCTCACACAACTTCTGCCAAGCAGACGCCCAGCTAATGTAAGACAGGTTTCCTTTCTTCTCGATAAACTCGCCGCAGTCTACTTGCGACAAGAATTTGAAGGTGTTTTCCATAATTAAGCTCCCTTTGCCATTTCTTCGTAGGTCACGTCTTCGTAACCCTGTTGTGGAGCCGCACTCAATGCGTACTCCTGTCGTGCCAGCTCATCACCTGCCGCATAGCCTTGCGAGTAGGCGTCACTCATGCGTGGCTTTAGCTCCATGTAACGACCGTAATAACCACACTCAAAACCATGCCGGTACTCCCTAGCCAACACTAAAGATATTTCTTTCCACCCTTTGGACATAACTGCTTCGTAATTATCCGACATCTTTAGCCTCCGTAAGCGCGTGCATTAACGATGATGTCAAACTGACGCTCAAGGTTTTGCTCAACAATCGGGCGGGCGTAATACCATAGCGCCTCACGCATATTGTCGATGAACGGGTCAGAAGCGCGCTCTGGCGCAAAGAGGTTTACGATGAACTCTTCTGGGTTATTAGCACGTAACATTGCCTCAGAAAGTATTTCACCGGTTTGATTTTCTATCTCAAGAATTAAGTAGCCGCGATCTTCAGGGCTAAACTCTTCGATTCGATCTAGGTCACCATCTATTTGGTCATAGAGGTCAACTGCGTCATACATTACATCCACTGTTCTTAGCATTGTAAGTCTCCCTTGTGTGCGACATTGCACAAGAGAAACAATAACAGCCTATGTTATATATAACAACCCTTGTTATTAGTTATATGGGTTTCAGCTACTATACGTCCATAAGACGGGAGTGGTTGTTCTATCGTCGACGTGTATAAACGTCCGTGCGACACCGATAGAAAAGCCCATCTTCAAGGCTTCATGAACAATGTTCATTCTTTCAACGCCATTCGATACAGCTATGTCGGCAGCGCGGCCCTGGCAGTGCATTCCCGTGCCTGGGGCGGCCTTAACGACCTCGCTGGGGTGGCTTGCATCTCTGTAGCCAGAGGTAATTTTAAACGGGAACCCGCATTTTTCTCGTAGCTCATCTAGCTTATGCAAAAACGCCTGATCCATCTGATTGGAGTTAGTGTGGCTGCAGTTAAATTCTTCGAGTCTGAAGTGCTTGAACATTATTTTTTCCGTAGGTTCATCAATTTGTCAGCTCCGCGTATGCCAAACGAAGCGCTAACAGCTAAGAATAACAAGTATTGATACCACTCAGGCAGGGTATCGAGTGCGGCGAATGCCATATCTACACGCTCAATCACGGCAACATCATTCATGGCTATGGCGTAGCCAATCATAAAAATAGGTGCGGCTAGGCAAAGGGTCCAGAATTCGTCTTTCCAGCTATTACCACTGGCATCGGCCATCTTGTTTTCCCAAGAGGCGTCGTTTTGAATGACCTGTAGTTTTCGTTCATGTGTAGCTTTCTTTTCTTCAGCCTTGCGCTTGAAGTGGTCGCCGACAAGTCCAGTAAGTGGTCCTATAAGGGCTTGTAGTATCAACGCATAAACCCTAACAAAGTAATAAGAACGCCGATGGCCGTAAGAACGAAAGTGCCGCCGTACATTAACAAATTTTCAATGCGCTTAAACCCAGACTCAGCTTTGTTTTCTAGCTTGTCAAAGCGATCATGGTGATCATCAAGCGTCTTTTGAATATTTGTATATCTCACTAAGCACTCTTTTTCGTGTGCCTCTAGCTTGATTAATGCTTCGCTTCCAACGTCCATAGCCTCACCTACTGAATGGCAACGAATCGAGAGCCTGCCACAAGTTCTCGATCTCCGTATCAACGCGCTTTAAAACGCGCTCTGTTTTATCTAATGACTGGACCCGGTTGTTTACCGTAAGTACAGCCTCTGCATTTGACTTCTCTACAGCGGCTATCCGATCACGCAAATCTAACAGATCTTGCTGTGCCTTCATTATAGCCTCTAAATTAGTTCCTAGCTCGGCCAACTTGCCTTGTAACTCTGAGATATTGTTATCAGATAGCTGTTGTTCCATGTTCGATATGGCTACTTGATAGCCCTGCAAGCGCTCAGATTGCGAATCACGCAAGTCTTCAAAGCGACCCTGTACAACGGCAGTCTCAGACGTAGCCTTCGTTACGGAGCCTTCTAGAGCGTCAAGACGGCCAAAGAATTCTGCGCTTGCGTAAATTCCGCCAGCAATCGTTGACGCCGCTGTAAGCAAAATAGCGATCCAGACGCCTTTGATCTGCGTCCCGTTGCCTAAATTTAACTCTAAGTCTTCAAGGGCCATAAACACCTAACTCCGACAAACAAACCTCTTGGTCTTGAGCAAACCAACAACCACCTTGGGGGCTTGTATAGTAGAAAACTGATTCTGCACCTACGGACATAATCTCAGCGTCTTGCATAAAGTAAGAATTTACATCAAGCATTACGCTCATGCTGTACGACTCAAAATCCACACTGACGATTCCAGTTGCGTTATTAAAAAACGCGTCACCGGCATCACTATAACTCGCCGTATATTCTGCTGCGGCACTATTGGCTTCAGCAATTAGGTTTTCATCGCTTGCGACTGCAAAGAAACTAGCGGCTTGTTGTGCAATTGATGCAACGTCATCCATTGATTGGTTGTATGACTCAACCTCCTCATCGGTTAAGACTACGGATTCTTGGTTGTCATTAATGTAGTTCTGAACTTCGAGCGCGCCAGAGTCGTCTGGGCTATCTTGGTTTTGCTCTGCAAGGTTTGACAGCGTTGCAACCTCGATTAGTGCGGTGGCGGCTTCTACGTAGTTGTCTACGGCGTCGTTTAACTGGTCCATTTGGTCAGAGGCTTGCTGCTCAAAAAAATCTTGTGCGCCCATGTTGGTAAACGATCCAGCTTGCATGGCTTGAATAGCTGAATTGTAAGCAAGTTGTTTTTGTGAGGTTATGTAAGCGTCTTTGTTGGCAAGAATGTCGTTGCCAGGAATCCCTCCATTAGGAGCTGAATCCATCATTCCGCCTACCGCAATAATTCCGTTTGCAAAAGTTTGACGTAACGCAGTGCTTGCATCGACGAGTGAACTTAGCTCATTCGATTTCGCTTGCGCGGAAGCGATCAGACAGATTGCCAGTATCCACTTCTTCGACATCAACCTCCTCCCCTACGCCCAAAATGGCATCGTAATATGCCTTGTTTTCTGCATACATCGGAATATGTAGCTCTGGATTTTCTTTAAGCTTTAAATAACTCCGGCGTCCAACCACAATTTTACCACGTTCTACTAGTGGACATGGACTACCCGATACCATCATGGCCTTATAAACATCCGGGTCTTGGCACATCAAACTTACGGCGCTGATCTTTAGTCCTAATTGGCTTAAAACTAAAGCGTTTGCCCTTCGGTTACAGAAAGGGTCCTGCTGATAAGTGCCGCGCGACAATCCAAAGCTAAACCCTTGGACGCCATTGGACGTGCTTTTTAAGCATGATTGAACGCCAGTGCTTATAAGGCTGGGAGCTACGGCAGTGCTGGTCGGCATCGATCTAGGGGCATTACCGTTGTAGGTCGTAGTTGAATTGTTATTATTTGAGTTCTGCTGTGACAGATCACCTTCCAGGTTGTTGTCAGGCGACTCTGGAAGATTGTCTGGACCGTCTTGATCAATGCGTATTTCTTGCGCGCTTACAGGTAATGCCAACAGCAATAACAATAAAGCGCGGTGCATTAGATCGTTCCTTCAACAATCCGCAACTTTTTAAAATCAGGGTCGTTCAGTTTGCGCATAATTAACTTACGCCGACCGTCTATATCGTTCCACGCAACCTTTTCTTCTTTCATCCATTGCGCCAGTAAGTGCATAGGAATCGATCCAACACACCACGACTCGGGCAACTTGCCGGCACCCATAGAGCGGAGCATCTGCGTGCGCTCAAGATATGGCGTGTTATCGAACTGCTTTTCGACTGTAAACGTGCCGTCGTTATTGTTGTGAAACTTCTCTTTAGTCTTCACTATTCTCTACCTTCTTCTTGCGCGGTGCGCGCTTTGGTTTTGGTGGTGCCGGCACAAATTCTAAATTTGTTCCATGTGGAACAGCTTGGCTATCTGTTAGATCAACCATGTCGCCCCGGACGTGCCTCTTGCCGTCAATGAACAAAGTGCCAATTACTACTTTATACATAGTACCTCCAAAAAAAAGGGGGCCGAAGCCCCCAACCACTCATTTACGAAGTAGTGTTGTCAGCAATGATACCTGATGCCTTCTCGTTCTTACAAACAAGAGTAAGCTCAGTTGTCACCTGACGTGTAGTCGCATCTCCAGTCTTAGCGAGAGCGATGTTCTTAGTTGGACGCAATACGCCAACACACCACATATCAGACTGCATAACGAACACATCACGCGAACGGTTCTCACGCGAAGGAACAAACTCTACTGTACCCCAAGGAGTAACGTAGACATCCATGTGCTTGATAACGCGCTCGTCTTCTGCCTTAACGGTAGAACGCTGGTTGTTGTTACCAGCAAAGCCGAGGGCTACGTTCATCTGGAAAGCTGACAAGTAGCAAGTGTCAGGATTTCCGCCCTGCTCCCAGATAGACTGCATGACATCGTCAAACTTAGCCTGTGAGAAAGCAGTTGGAGTGCCGTCATCTGTACGTGCGTCAGATCCGTCACCAGTTGGGTCAGCACCAGAGTTGCCTGATTGTGAGTTCACGTTAGTGATCATCCACGCAGGAGCGCCAGCAAGCTCACGAGCTGTAGTGCTGTTACCAGCCGCTCGTGCGTTGTTGTCGAAAAGCGCCTTCTCAATGTCAAGCTTCTGCTCTTTCGCAGTCTTGAGCATTTGGTAAGCGATTTCAGCTGCACGACCTGCCTTCTTCAGACCTTCGTCTGTGTCAGGAATTACTACCGCGTTCTTAAAGATTTGCGTGTAGTTGCCGAGACGTGAAGTCGCAGTACGCGCAGAAGCAGTAGTTGCATCGCCTTCAATGTGAGCGTTAGCTGCTGAAGAACGAAGTGCATCTGTTTGCCACTCGTGCAAAGTGTTAGCTGCCTTTACTTTCGCGCAAGCAGTGTAAAAAGGAGTCTCTTCTGGTGATACGTCATAGATGACGTCAGAAAGATCTTCCCGGATGCCGACAGCATCATAGCTGTCAAAAGTGTTGGATGGCTGTGCCATGATAAATACCTCTATTCAAGAATTAAGCTCATAGCATCATTGATGCTTCCTGAGCGTTTAAGTTTAGATCGAGCTTGCCTGCCTTGATTGCGATTAGAAGACGTCTTCTTTGATCCAGCTTTAACGACCTTTGATGGCTTTGGCTTGGCTTTTTGTACAGCCCTTTCCTTTCCATCTTTAATCTCTTGATACCGCATGGCGTCTCGCAATACTCGGATTGCTCGGTGGTCCATGACAGATGAGATTTCTTCGGCTGAATAACCATATACCTCTGACCCCATGCGCAGCATAGTGTCTCGGACTGTGGTCGCCTTTTCTGGGTCGGCAAAATCAGGATCAACCTGACGTAGCGTTTCCATCTCGCGCTCTAAATAGGCTTGTTGTGCTTGCTGTTGAGCTTGTTGCTGGTAAGCAAACGTCTGTTTCATTTGCATCATATCGGTCTGATATTTCTGCATTTCTTTATCGTAACGAGCTTTGTCTTGCGTGTACCCAATAGGGTCAGACTCAATCAAAGCCTCGTCCGGTGCCACTGGTGCTTTTGCAAAGCCGGGGTTTTGCATCTGTTGATACAAAGACAGTACGGCCTCACCAGCATTCGCCAGTGTCGCATTAGCGGTTTCAGCTTTCTTTCGCAGGTCAGCGACTTCCTGCATACCCTTCTGAATGTATTGTTGACCACTATAACCGCGCTGTAGCTCATCTAGCGTGACCTCGACTTCCGTTCCGTCTACCTTGACGGTGAAAATTTGAGGCTGCTCTTCTTCGGCTACTTCCGGCTCTTCTTCGTCAACGTCAGGATCGGGTTGCTCCTCAGTCTCCTCGTCTAAGTCCTCTTCAGGTTCCTCGACTTCTGCTACTTCGGGCGCTTCTTCCTGCTCTGGCTCCTCGTTTTGAACGAGAAGGTCTACTGCTGATTCGATGCTGCCATCGAACGTTACTTCATCAGTCGTTTCCACGGTACTGATCTCCTTTGTTGTTTATCGAAGATAGCTTCATCCGTAAGGATGACTGCCATGCGATCTTCAATCTTCGCTAATGCCCTTACAATTTGATGGGCGTCTTCCCGGTCTTCCGAAGAAGAGTGCGGGTTTAGGAAGACATTGGCTGTGTCTTCTCTAATTTCATCTAACAGCATATTGAACGATTCATCATTCTTGAGGCGCTTAACGTGCGCCGCACGATCTTTGATGTTCAAATCACATACCCATAGGATTTCTAGGTGCGTTTTGTAGCTGTTTAATTCGTTCTACATCTACGGCTGTGCCGTACTTACCGATAATTTCTGCCGCGCTAATCAATAGGTTTTGATCCAACTCATCGCGCTTCAAGTCGTCATTGGCCATAGCCTGCTGGGCATCCAGCATCATCTTCTGCTGGTCTAGCTGAGACTTGGCCATAACCTTCATTTGGTCTGACTGCATCTTAGCTTGCATCTTCATTTGCTCTGCCTGCAAATACGCCGCATTAGGATCGCCTTGTTGCTGCTGACCCTGCTGTTGCTGTTGCATCATCATCTGCTGTTCCATAGCTGGATTAAGAGGCATAAAGTAGCGCTCAGAGTTGCGGACGCCATTGATCGCCAGTATGTCAGATAAAGTGTTTCTTATGTTTGACAGAGAAACCATGCCATTGCCAGGGCCGTACGATTGGAATATTTGGATTTGCATTTGTAACGCTTGGTTGAGTACAGCGACCTTTTGGTCTTCTCTACCCGTGCCGAGACCCACGTTAATCGATACGTCCATGCCGGTATTCCATGAGCGGGGATCGACAGGCACATAGCTTTGGCCCTGTAACCGCATCATCTGCTCTTCATCGACGTTCTCTACCATGACCTTTAGCATAAGCCTAAACATCTGACGCATACCGCCTTCGGCAAGGTTTCGAGCCATTACTTCAATCTGCGCCGCCTGAGCCTGCATAGTAGCCGCTACAGCAGTAGCCGTTGTGCTTTGCAGTGCATCAGGTGATAAGCCAGTAGAAGCTTTCGTGACCCCAGTCTTATCTTCTACCTGCTGATCGAAATATTGTAAGGCAGAAAGGGTCTGACCTGCGACGAACGGGACAGCTTGTGGCTGAATAGCGCCTGACTGCTTAACGCGGATGATCCCGCCAATCTCATTGTTTAGTAGGTCATCGACGTTTACTGCTCCGTCTACAATCTCTACGCGAGGGTTGTTAGTCAGTGCGACGTTGTCCAATACACCACGAAGCATAGCTGTAGCCGCGTCTTGGTCATTTAAAATAAGGTCAGCAACCGACCGGCCATAGAATGTATGCGGCTCAGGGTCTACTTCAAATACAGCAAACGGGATTTGTCCGCATGGCTCATAGTCCAATAACTTGTACTGATTTCCACCTAATGTGACCTTGTGTAACTGCGCTACTCCAGTGCCGTTTACGTCAATCTTAATATATGCCTCTGTCACAGCCACTAGACGCATTGAGGGGTCTTGTACGTCCTCGTCAGAGTAATCCTCTTCGTACCCTCTACGTTGGTACTCCTCAACCTCAGAGAACGTGTCAGAGTGTTGTAGGCCGCTTAGATCGTAGACTTCTTCGTAGTCATAACCCATAGCCACCAAATCGCCCACACGCATTTCTGTACGATGAGCAACAACGTAATAATCATCGATAGAGCGTGAGTTACGATCAATGAAAAACTCTTCCGGAGGTACACTTTCAATGCACATCTTGCCTTTTTCGACCGTGCGAGCAATCTTAAGGTCATGGCGCGGAGCTTCCATTTCCATGCCCATTTGGTCCATTTCCATGACCATTTGAGTTGTGTGCTCCAATACCTCAACGTCGTCTTCATTAACGAGTACAGAAAACTCCATGTCGTTAAGATCTTGGAAATCGTATATTTCTTGCTCTTGGTAAGTATCCCAGTAAACCTTGACGACACCGACCTTCTTAATGAGCGCATCGTGTATTGCATCGTTAAGCACCCTATAGCCGTTTAGCTCATTGAACTGATAGTGCATATACTTAGTGGCCTGCTCAGCCATCTGTACGTCTTCTTGGTTACGTGGCACAAACTCTACCGGCTTGTCAGTAGACAGAAATACACGCATCAAAGACGGCTTAATAGCCCGTACGGTATCCCGTACCTTTGTAGAGACGACCTTAGACCGGCCATCTTCTTCACCGATATCGGTTTCACCATCAAAGTAACGCTGTGCCTTTATTCGGTCTTCAGCAATCTCAGATTCACAGAAATCAACGGCGTCTTGTATTGCCTCGCGTGCAATGCCCTCAATGTCCTGCTCTGTCATTGGTTTTAAATCCATAGTCATAAACCTTGCGCTCTTCCTGCTTGGAACAAGATGCTGCGTGTAAGAGGATCAGTAATCATATTCAAAAGGCCGGAAGGGATTTTTTGACCTGCCGCCCTCACCCCGCCTGCGATATCTTGCCCGACTCCTGCAACTTGACCTGCCCGATAAGCCGTCTCGCCAACTAATCTCGGAGAAGATCCGGCTGCCATTGTTGTTGCTACCGGCAAGTTACCAGATGCCGCCTGCTGTAGGGTAAGCGGTCCCATGCCAAATCTAGCAGCGCCCCTGGGCGCATACGGTGAAAGTGCTTGCCCAGCTAAACCAGCGCGGAATGGAACGCCACCAGAGGCTTGTAATTGATCTGCTAACCGTGTTCGTTGCCCATAGTTTGTTTGAACATTATCGCGCATAACAGACTGCAATTTGCGTAACTGCGTATCCAAACTGGCCTTTGGATTAAGACTAAGCGTTCTTTCTATTTCGGTAATAAGTTCTGCGGCCTGACTATAATCCTTCATCGCTTCTGAATAGACGGGAGCTTGCGCGCTAATTTCAGATCTAATTTGATCATAGATGCCTTGCACCGCCGCGCGAGCGTTGCGTTGCTCCATTGGAATATTATCTATAATTGCGCCGACAGAACGCTTAAGTGCATCAACACCTTCTGCTGTGTGATAAAGGGCAGGGTCAAGTTGCGCCCATTCCATAATTTTGTCTTGAGCCTTTGCAATTGCTCTTGCTGCATTTTCGTCAGTAATTTGCCGACCAAATGTCGCGCGTTCCATCGCTTGTTCAGCAATGTCATATATACGGCGCATCTGTATAGGCTCACGAGCCTTACCAACTTCCTGCATTTGTGCGCGATATCTTTGCATCATACGCTGACGCATCTGCGTTAATCCTTGCTTAGCGGCATCCACAACAACAAGAGGATCTCCCTGACCTCTCATCTGCGTTGTCAACATTTCGCCTCGCTCGCCACCCTCACGACCCGCCTCAAAGGCTTCTCGTATTGGCGTTTCGCCAACTCCGGTCGTAACTCCTAAAGCAGATGCTGTGATTGGGCCAGCTTTACTGGCAACCTTTGCCGCTCCTTTCGCTGCTAATGCTGTCGGCTCTGTAACTGCCGCCGCTCGCGATAAGGTAGAGCCTACTCTACCCGGCACAGTCGCACCGCCGATACCGAATACTGTAGACACATCACCTAAAAAACCGGCAGGGTCAGTCGCAAAAGTACGCTTTGCTTGCTCTACGCTTCCGTATCGATCAACGTACATCTGGCCAACTTGGCGTGCCAGCTCTCTACTTTCTGGGTCTTCACCAATAACTTGAACGACACTTTCTGGCAATGCCTCTTGCAGTGCTCCTGCACCTAAATCTAAAACTGTTTTTGCAGTATCTATTGGGCTGAGTGCTGCTCCGACAACATCAGAACCAAGCTGATACAAAGAGCTTGGCAAATTCATAAGCGCACTGCCGGCAACCTGCGCCGCAGTCATATTAGCTGGCTCTTCGCTTACGGCTACTTGAGGCTGAATTGTTGTATCGTCTGCTAGTAAGTTAGCGCTGAACTTTTTAATTATCTCCTCTTCTGTCATTACTTCTGCCCTCTGTTAAATTCATCTGCCATTTCATTGGCTGTTTCAACATTTTTAGCTGTGACAGATTTTCCAGATGGAAACACAACCGCATTACCGACGACAGTTGCCGAAATGCCTAATCGTCCTGCGCCTATACCAGAGGCCACACGTAACGCATTAATAACCGTTTCTCGATTCCTTCGTTTTTGCGCTATGACCACAGGAGAGTCACCGGGAACTGGGAAATACTGCTTTTCAGCGCTATCAAACTCACTATCAGCAATTGCGGCACCAGATTCTCGTCTAAGGTTTGCGTTAATAAAGTCTCTCTTTGCCTGCTCATACCTTTTGTACTCTTCCGGCATTGCGTAACGCGCTAACCCAGTAGGATCTTTTTCTAGCATAGCATTACTAAAGCTTGTGCCCTGCTGCTCTAACAAGCCTTGGTCTGTTGGTTGTAATAAGATTCTGTGCGACTCTAATACGCGGCTATAAAATCCCGTCGCATTTGATTCTCCTTGACTCAAAGGCTTACTAGCTGGGTCAGAAGCAGGATATCGGAGCCTCATAAATTCTTCAAAGCTACCTACGAAGCCTTCGTTTTCTTTGGCGTACTTATATTCTTTAATCAATGAAGTGTCTGCCGGCTTATCGGGAGCACCCTCAATACCAATAACCTCGCCTGTAACTGCATTCAACTTGTACAAACGACCCTCTGGCAAGTTAGAGCCAAACATTTGATTAACTTCTTTGCCTGATTTAATGTCAAAATTTTCTATGCCAGACGCAAGTTGCGCAATTTCTTGTGGTGTTTTTTTAGGATAAGCGGCCTGTAAGGTGGCTATTTTTTGTTGCAGAGTTGTAGGTTGCCGAGTTTTGGCTTCATAGTGTTGCTGTAAAGCAAACTTTGCTAAATCAGGCTGCTGCTGAATAAGATCAGCAAGACTTTCACTACCTTCTGCGCGCAGAAACGCCGCTGTTCGATTTGCTTGTTGTGCCTGTTGTCTGCCTGTTTGCACGCGCTCCGATCTTGCTTGCACTGACTTAACTAAATTAGAATCAGGCTGTAAGCGCATAGAGTTAAGGGCAGTTACAATCTGAGCGTTACGGACAGGGTCTTGCAGCGCATCCAAAGCACCTCGCCCTAACCGGCTTAACAATCCAGCTTGCTCTGGTTTGGCAGTAGTAGATCCGCCGCTCACAGATCTGGCCGGCTGCATGGCTTGTGCGCGAGCCGCCTCAAAGTTTTGCATTTGCTGTTGAGCTTGAGGCGTCATAGCTACCCTTGAGTTTGGTGCGCGACGTTGTTGTATCTGCTCCATCATTTGCATCATTCTGCGCTCTTCATCATCACGCGCTGATGCTTTTGGTGGTACAGGCTGACCAGTCATCATCCCCGACATAATTCTATCCTTTAAGCCATGCCTAAATATTTCATCATTTTAAAAATCATTTCTTTTTTATTTGCGCCGTCACCATTATCTGGTTGAGCGCCCATAATGCCTTGGCCGGAAACCATAGCAGGAATCTGCGGCTGTTGTAGTAAGCCTCCGCTAAACCCTAAAGCCTGTGGTTGTTGAACAGCAAACGGTTGAGCAATTTGTGCAGACGCAGCACCAACACTCTGAGCTTTTTGGCGAATTAATGCTTTTTTCTTTTCGTCTTCCATCAGCAAATCAAGCAAGCCTTTAAAAGCTTGTTTTTGTTGCGGAGCCTGTGAGTCTGTTGCAACCATATCTTTATCCCATCAGTGACGCGCCAAGAGTCAGGTAATCGAACAACCCTGGCTGCTTAGATGTAGTGCTGGATTGCGGTGTTGGTGTTGCACCCAATGCCTGAGCGTAGTAACCAAGCGCTTGTGCTGGATAGTTACGGAAGCCTTCAAACTGCTGACGTGCCGCATTCATGACTTGCTGTTGCAGTTGCTGCTGTAAAGCGCCCTGCTCCGCCATCTGCTGTTGTACTGTCTGACCCATACCGAAGCCTAAGTTAGCAAGCGATCCTAGCTGAGCCGCAGCGCCTAATCTCTGTTGTGATCCTGCCTGACGTGCCGCTTGGTTAGCAAGCTGTGCCTGCATACTTTGACCAAGACCAAACTCTTGAGCGCGTTGACCCATGCCGGCTTGAGCTTGTGCGGCTTGTAGAGCCTGA